CAGTTGCTGTGGATACGGATTTGACATTCCGTCTGACAGTCACAGACGCTGACAATCAACAATCAACCGATACGGTTGTGGTCACGGTTCATCCGGCAGGAGGAGTGACGGTGAATCCTAGAAACTTCTTCCCAGTTCTTTAGAAAGGAGGACCAGATGGCAGACGGCATCTCTGAGAAGCCGTGGAGCGACTACACCGAAGCCGACTACTCGCTCGAGCAGTGGCATAGGGCATGTCTGATCCATCAGCATCAGGGCGCGCCGACGTCCAAACAGCAGTGCAAGCTTCCGGTCCGTACGCCAACTGGAGTCCTCAGTCGTGCGGGGGTTCATGCTGCCGCTGCCGCTCTCGCGGGCGCGCGCGGCGGTGTGAACGCCTCGGCGGATGAGAAGATGAAGGCGTCGGCCGCATTGGTTCGACTTTACGGAAAGCTGAACGAAGAGCCTCCTCCGTCTTTGGCACATGATGAGTTGGCGAATGTCGAGAACTTTCTCTCTCATTACGGTCGAAAAGGCATGAAGTGGGGACAGCACGTATTCACATCAAGCACTGGCACTTCGGCAACGACGCTGAAGTCGAAATCGTCGAGATCGGTCGGTGAGAAGCTGAGGTCTCTGGTACGAAAGAAGTCTTCGACTCCGGACAAGACTATGAGTCCTGTCGAGCAGCATGCACTGACTGATGCGCAGCGAGCAAGCTTGATCAGTGCTAAGGCTAAAAAGTCCGGAATCAACTCGCTTTCCAACGCCGAGATGCAGACTCTTGTGAATCGGATGAATCTTGAACGGCAGTATGCTCAGCTTACAGCTCAGCCCTCAAAGTTGGAGCGAGGTCGCGAATTCGTGAATCGTCAATTGAAGACCGGTAAAACGATCAATGATGCAATCGCTTTCGCCAACTCTCCTGCCGGGAAGCTGATGTTCTCTGTGATGTCGCCAACGAAGGGTAGACATGCGGTGGGTGCTCGAGCCAGCAATCGAGATCTAACTCCGAGAGCATTGCGAAAGACTCGCGTCTGAGAAGTGGAAAGGAGCGACCGTAGTGCTATCGAACACCGCTACACCTATCTACTACGGTCAGTTCCGAGAAAAGGTCATCGCCGGCGAAATCCCTGTCTGCAAAGAAGTCATGATGGAGATGAATCGGATCGACGGGTTGATCGAAGATCCGAACGTCTACTACGACGATCGTGCCATCAACGGCTTCATTGCGTATTGTGAGAATGAGATGACTCTCACCGACGGTGAGGATCTCCATCTACTTGACTCCTTCAAACTTTGGGCTGAACAACTTTTATCCTGGTTCGTCTTTGTCGAGAAGCAGGTTTATGATCCACAAGAAAGACGTCACGTCACTCGAGTGGTCAAGAAGCGCCTGACCAAGAAACAGTATTTGATTCTGGCTCGAGGCGGAGCCAAGTCGATGTATGCCGCTTGTATTCAGAGCTTCTTCTTGAACGTGGACACCTCGACAACCCATCAGGTCACGACTGCTCCAACCATGAAGCAGGCTGAAGAGGTTCTGTCTCCGATTCGTACCTCGATAACGAGATCACGAGGTCCACTGTTCAAGTTTCTCACCGAAGGGTCCCTGCAGAACACGACGGGCTCCAAAGCCGATCGTGTCAAACTTGCGTCGACGAAGAAGGGCATCGAGAATTTTCTGACAGGTTCAATTCTCGAGATCCGACCGATGGCGATCCACAAGCTGCAGGGCCTTCGGTGCAAAGTCTCCACAATTGACGAGTGGTTGTCTGGCGATCTTCGTGAAGATGTCATCGGAGCCCTCGAACAAGGAGCCTCTAAGGGCGGTCTTGACGATTATGTGATCGTAGCAATCAGCTCTGAGGGAACAGTTCGAAATGGAGCCGGCGACACCATCAAGCTGGAGCTTGCTGACATCCTCAAGGGCGACTATGACGCTCCTCATATTTCGATCTGGCATTACAAGCTGGACGACATCGAGGAAGTCGGGAAGCCTGAGAAGTGGCTCAAGGCTCAGCCTAACCTCAACCTTACAGTCACTTATCAGACCTATCATGAAGACGTCGAGCGTGCTGAGAAAGCACCAGCGGCCAAGAACGACATTCTCGCCAAGCGTTTTGGCATCCCAGCTGAGGGATACACTTATTACTTCACCTATGAAGAGACCATCCCAGTTGAGAGAGAGCTTGATTTCCGAGGCATGATCTGTTCCATGGGGGCGGACCTGTCTCAAGGCGACGACTTCTGTGCGTTCACGTTCTTGTTCCCTCTATCAGACGGCGCATTCGGTGTAAAGACGAGAAGCTACATTACTCAACTGACACTCGACCGCCTTCCTGCCGCGGCCCGACTCAAGTATGACCAGTTCATGCGAGAAGGATCGCTAATTGTGATGGACGCGACTGTATTGGACATGCTGGACGTGTATGAGGACCTAGACGCTCACATCGAACAGATGGAGTACACGGTCAATGCATTTGGCTTCGATCCATACAACGCTAAAGAGTTCGTCAATCGATGGGAGATCGAGAACGGCTCTTGGAACATCGAGAAGGTCATTCAGGGAGCACGAACAGAGTCTGTTCCGCTGGGCGAGCTGAAAAAGTTGTCCGAGAACGAGATGCTGCTCTTCGACGAGGAACTCATGGGGTACGCGATGGGTAACGCCATCACTCTGGAGGACACGAACGGTAACCGGAAGCTATTGAAGCGTCGCCATGAAGAGAAGATCGACAACGTCGCTGCTCTGATGGACGCATGGGTGGCTTACAAGCTGCATAAGGAGGACTTCGAGTGATGAAGCGAAAGAAGGAGGTGATCATGAGGTGAGCGTTGGATCACGTTTCAAGCATGCCTTCAACTCGTTTAGAGCTAACGAAGATGTAAACACCGCCATCGTTCCTTTCACGGAAGGACCGTCGACAACCACGCGGCCGGACCGTCCTCGGATGAGGATCTACAGCGAACGAACTATCATCTCCTCCATCTACACTCGACTGGCGATCGATGTGGCGGGAGTTCGAATCGAACATTGTCGACTCAATGAGAATGGTCAGTATCAGGAGACGATTGACTCAGGCTTGAACAACTGCTTGAATGTCGAGGCCAACATCGATCAAGCTGCCCGTCACTTCCGAACGGATATTCCGCTGACTCTGTTCACCGAAGGCGTTGTAGCCATCGTTCCTATTGACACCACTCTGGATCCTCGAAGCTCTGGGAACTGGGACGTCAAAACGATGCGTGTTGGAAGCATTCTTCAGTGGAAGCCGCAGTCGGTTCAAGTCAGAGCCTATGACGAGAGAACGGGTCAGTATCAAGATATCTGGCTTCCGAAGACGATGGTCGCGATTGTAGAGAACCCCTTCTATTCGGTGATGAATGAGCCGAACTCAACTCTTCAGCGACTGGTTCACAAACTGAATCTGCTGGATAACGTGGATGAGATCTCAAGCTCCGGAAAGCTCGACATCATCATTCAACTTCCTTATGTTGTGAAGTCTGAGACTCGAAAGGCTCAGGCTAAGAAGCGCCGCGAAGAGCTTCAAGAGCAGCTGCAGGGAAGCACATACGGCATCGCATACACTGATGGCAGTGAGAAGATCACTCAGCTGAATCGAGCTGTTGAGAACAATCTCCTCGAGCAAGTCGACTACCTGCAGAAGCAGCTTTATAGTGAACTCGGCCTCACACCCGAGATCATGAATGGGACAGCAGACGATACGGTGATGCTGAACTACTTCAATCGCACCATCGAGCCGATCATGGATGCCATCACCGAGGCAATCGCTCGAACGTTCTTGACGAAAACGGCTCGAACTCAGGGTCAGACCATCATGTACTTCCAGACCCCGTTCAAGATGCTGTCGATCAGTCAGCTTGCCAAGGTCGCTGATGTTCTCAGCCGTAACCAGATCGTGACTCCGAACGAGATTCGTCCGGCGCTGGGGCTCAAGCCGTCTCAGGAGCCGCAGGCAAACAAGTTGGTGAACAGCAACATGCCGACGGATAAGCAGATCACTGGTGATACTCCACCTCCTCCGGAGTTAGCACCACCTCAA